CTACAGCTCTTTATCTAATATTACTTCATGATCCTTATTTGGCGATGATATTTTTAATGTTACCGGAGCTTCTAACCTATACACTTCAATAAGAGCTTTTGCGAAAATCATTACGGTCCTTTCATTGAATTCTCGTTTAATTTTGACTTGGTGATAAATCATAGCTGCTGCCCCCTGTCGTGTTTACCCCCGGTACTCACCAATGATATAATCGTGGCAATACTAGCTACTGGAGGTCAATAAGTGAAAGTCTCCCGCGGGAGATGCTTGCTCTTGAATCACATTGAATCCAATGGCCTGACGCAATCTGAATATGCAAGGCGTGCTGGGCGATCTAAACGAATGATCTCGCACTTCTGCAAAAACGAACGTGTCATGCAACCTCAAGATATGTATACGGCAGAATTGATTCTAGGCTGTAATATGAGGGATTTATATGAGTGGTTATTAATAGAGTAAGCAGGTAGGATGGCTCAGGCCATTCTCCTCCCTCGGAGTATTTGGGAGCTAATAGCTCACAAATTACTTATGTAAATAATAACTTTTTCCTATGACGTGTTGTGTCACATTATGTCGATTGACCTATAGGTAAAACTTTACATCAAATGGCTTCACAAAACCACGAATTAACTTTGCACGAAAGATATACCTAACATTATAACAAGAACATATGTTCTTGAATAGACCGAACATATTGTCGAATACAAGCACAGTATAATACGAAACCTGCCTGACCAGCGTCGCTAATTGGGATGTTTTTGGGCCGTTTCTGGCCATAATCCGCCTGATCTCTCCTTGGCGGATTTCATTTCGGTTATAGCGAAGCACTCAGGATACTTTTGAATGGTATAAAGCTGTAATCCTCGTCTCCCCGGACAAACTTAATCTCTTTTCTGTTCTGATCAATCCGATCAACTACTCCACGCATAACTGAATCGTCGAACGGATCAAACACAGTTAACGTGATAGCCACCCGCTCCTGGTAGGATTCCATCAAGGTCTCCCCGATCAGCTGCCACTCTTGGTCATCCAAGATTGGTTTCTCTTTCCGATTGATTTCATGCATGTGGGCAAGGTATGCCTCGCGGTGTTCCGGCAGCATCAGCCGGCTGCTTTCAATAATACCGTTATCATTAAGTTTGCTACTCATAAAGACCAACCTCCATAATTTTGATTCCACGCGGTGTGCTTTCTCGTCTTTGGATGTAGCCTTTCTTCTCCAGCTGCTCCAAATAGGCATACGCCGTTGATGATGAGGTAACTCCCATCATGTCTCCAAGCTCCCGGGTTGTTGGTGGATACCCATTATCACGAAAGTAATCCTTTATGGCTTGTAGAGCTTCCTCTTCCCTGCGGCTTAATCTCTGCATCGTATGTAGGCCTCCTTAGCTGTAAGCATGTACAGGAACATATGTTTGTATTATATGTGATCATCCGTTCCTATATCAATAACAAACAAAAGAACATACGTTCTTGTTAAGGCGCAAAATAGATTGTATGATGGATTCAATACACATTGAAAGGACTATCATCATGAACTTATACAAGTTTGAAATCACAGTAAACGGGTTCTTGCTCCGGACGCATTTTAGCTCAAGTGAGGAAAGCGGATTACGCTGGTGTAAGCGGTACGCTTCGAAGTTTCAAAAGGAAGTGGCTAACCTGGAGATTAAAGTGCCCATATCGAAAAGAGAGAAGCAAAAGAACCCATGGGAGTATCATGGGAAGCCATACCTCTATGATCGGACGATGAAGAAGTCACCACGTAAGCCAAAAGAGAAAAACCCACCGGAATGAGCTGGTGGGTTCAAATATTCATTCATATGGTCTATACTTCTCACGCAACTGTTCCGCCTCTCGCTTACGGTCCTCAACATCCGATTTGAGAAAGAGACGAACTGACCCGGACTCTTTGACTGGCTGCAATTTACCACGCTGAACTAAGGACAGCAGATTTTGCTTGGACACGCCAAGAAGCTCCACTGTTTCAGCAGATGTTAGTACGTTCTCTTGTATGATGCGGATCAGATCGTCCCGTTCCATCAAATCACCTCGTAATCAATATTACCATTGTAGCGACACTTAGACCCAACGAAAGCAAGCTAATGATCAAAGTCACTTTAGTTATTTTTGACATACTCATGAATATACATGCTCCCTTCTTGTCATGCTATAATAAGGGAAGAGAAGGATTAAGGAACTCACACGGTCGGCCTTTGGGATTAACCGACCGTGCTACCCTCAAGTCCCGCCTAACGGCGAAGGACTATGATGAGGTTGACTACTGCGGTAAGCAAGCTGACAATGGCCGTGAGAAGCGTAACCAGCTTGTCCACCGGGAGTTCCTTTTTCTTTCTCCTTTTTTTCTTCATCCTTGTTCTCACCTCCCATAAATAATATACCACATCTATTTACTTTAGTCAATAGGTTGTTCTTCATGTCTATGTTTTGATGAACGCAAAAAAGGCCCCGCCAGATTAACTGGTAGGGCTTTTAATATTTCCAAGCGCTTGGGATTATCGATTGCTTTCCTGAATTTCTCGTGAAATGGTTGTGGTGATGTTTGTCAAAGCCCACGTAAACTCTTGTAAACGTCAACGCAGAAAAAATCCCTACCAGAACTATGCTGATGGGGATTTTTTCACCAATGCCTTCGGATTATGTATAAATCTACCCTCTTAGAGGGACAACACTCTAGCCTCAGTGCGGCTACCACACAGGCAGCTTACGTGATTGTTCGCGCTAGTTGAGGACTTACTTCAATGCTGTGACTTTACAATAACATCTGGACATCTATTAGTCAAATTATTTTATCATATTCTAAGAATAATTATAACTCAAACGTGGCACCTGCTTGCATGATTAAATCATTGCGAACTGGGTACACAAATGGAACTACTATCTTCGGCTTTATATATTGATATAAGTATTCAAAAGTATAAGGATGGTATTTAAAATCATCAGCCTTCACATCAACATAATTAGGGAAACCGAGTCCTTTATAACGGAATCTTTGGTAGATAACATTTGCAATCAAATCTGCAACTTGGATATTAAAATTATCACAAGATTCATGATAATGCACCTTGGCTTCATTAATAATACCTTTCTCCAAAACTAGCTCATTGTACAAATAACCCTCAAGTTCACTCAGACCTTCTAGAGCAGTATTTCTATTGTCAATATTTAATCGCAGGCACTGAATGTCTTGAGGGGATAAATTAAAATTTTCCATAATGATTTTAATTAAATAGTTAAAAGATCTACCTGGTTTATCTCTGAATTTTTGCGCAATTTCTGTGTTGTCAACTACCATATGACCAATTCGAACATCAGTGGTATTAATAATTTTCTCTAAAAGATATGCTTTCATAAATGGCAGCATCTCTGAACCTTTGCATTCTCTACTATCTTTTAAGTTTGCAAAAAAATCAGGAAAATCTCTCCTTAACTTGCTCATTGCCCTTTTAAATGTACTCTTGAGGTGTCTTGGGTCATTAGTATGAACAAAAGCAATGACAAAATATCTATTTTTGTATCGCATATCGCGAAACGTCGGCATGCTGCCAGACTCATCAATATAAAACATATCCACACCCCTAGTTAGCAATAATCAAATTTTACTCTCTAATAAGTCATTACGCAACCTAGAAACAGGGGCGAACCTGTGGATAAGTGTTTTAAACCCTTGTGTATATTGATAAAAAAACCTTTTGTATCAACATTTAATTTAATTTAATTCCTCTTCATATTATCCACAACTAAAAACTTAGTTTTGTATATAACCTGTTGATAACTTATTAAAACCTAGTCTATTGCGGTTTCAATAAGCTCTGATCTTTCAGTAAGATTTTTCACATCTCCCTTAGTCCCTGCAATCAAGGCAAGGAAATTTTTCCTGAGCCGATTAATGACTACCGCCGTTTCTTCCCTCGTGATCTGCGCCCCTGGTCGTGTCCCGTCAAAATACCCGTTAGCTGTTACCTCTGCCCATGTTGCCTCTGCCCACTTGCTGGGTACATTGATATCCCTTGTTGGCACTGGTTGTGTCACTTGCTTGTCCTCCTTCACGGGTTCATTCTTCTTGGAATACTTGGCCCTCAACTCGGCAACTGTGCCGTCAAACTCATTCAAATCCACCCCACCGCTAATACCATCAACCTTCCGCTTACCTCGTGGCAGATATCCACCAGCTGCCCCATCGCTGTACTGCCAGAAATCCCAGCGAGTCCAACCCGATGCATCGGCAGGCGTTTGTGTGCTGTATCTGGCAATCCAAAGCGGATATGAAGATAAGCCCGTAAAATTGCCAATGAACGCCGGGTATGTATACACCAGCGGTTTAACTCCGGTCAGCTTGTGGATCTCTTCCAGGAACGTCTTGGCTACAGCTGTAATAGTGACTTTGCTATGGCCGTTTTTGTTGGACTCGTAATCCATGACAGGTGGCAGATCGAACACGCCAATCCCGCCAGCATCCTGGATAGCTTTATAGAAGTTGGCTGCCTCAGCCTTGGCCGTTTCCACGCTGCCAGCAGAATCATCCACGTAATGGTATGCACCGATCAACAGGCCAGCCGCCTTTGCATCTCGGACAAACTGCAGAAACTTGGTTGACCGGAAGGACTTGCCCTGTGTAGCCTTGATAAACACGAACGAAATCCCGTCAGCAGCCACCTTTCTAAAGTCGATATTTCCGTTATGATGGGATACGTCAATCCCTTGGGCATTGCCTGTTTTACGCGCTTGCATCTGTACCAGCTCCTTTATCGTTGTCGTTTCCACCTTTACCCTTCAGGACTTCGATTGCTTGTTTAATTACTGACGGGATAGGCGCACCCATTTTCCCTCCATTTTCAGTAATGGAAAGCAGCTCATTCGCGATATAGAAAAACGCCACCGTGTCTCTGAATAAGTGGCCATCACCAAGGATGCCATCCACCAAGTGACCAACTGCGACCATGGCAAAAATAAATACCTTACGAGCGATGCCGAACATCCCGATTTTGCTTCTAAGCTCCCCCGACATCCAACCTGCAGCAACCCCAGTTAAATAATCCAAAATCACAAACACCAATAACACTCCAAGCACAGCAGGCCAACCCCCAAATAAATAAGACACCAACCAGCTACCCACGGCCAAAGCCCATTTCCCCACGTTCTCCAATTCCATATCCCCCGTCTGTCTAATATGAAAAGCCCCCTGACCACTCCAGAGGGCATCTACTAATGATTACTTTTTTACCATTTGAGTATAACTAGTCCATTCCCCCCGACGTTACCACCCATGGAAGCGCCGTATGAATTATTTCCGAACCCTGAAACTCCTCCTCCTCCTCCGGCTCCAATTCCGCCAGGGGTAGGGGAATTGGCTCGGTTAGCTCCACTGCCGCCAGCCCCACCATTATAATAAAAACCAGCAAGAGCGGTCCCCGAGGTTGACCCATTACCACTTCCGTTTATATGTGTCCCTATATCACTGGCAGATGCCCCACCGCCGCCGCCTTCGTAAGAGTTATAACCGCTAGACCCGTTTCCGCCCATATAACCTACTCTTTGAATACTGGAATCATTTAGTGTTAACTTAGAGTTTGGTGATAGATTTTGGGCGCCTGTTCGTCCATTTGCTGTAGCGGTAGCAGAACCCCCGCCAGCACCTCCTGTACTAGATACTCCATTAGCACCACCGCCGCCGCCATATGCTATATAGTCTCCGACTTTTGAAAGCCCCCCTGGTGCGCCTGGTGAATCAAAACCACCCCCATATCCGCCTGAACCAACGACAATGGGTATAATTTGTCCAGAAACAACAGGCAAGGAAAGGGAAAGGTATGACCCTGCTCCGCCTCCCCCTCCTGAACCTTGATTGATAGTCCCCAGTGCCCCGCCTCCGCCTCCGCCTCCTGCGCCCCACATATCAACAATTAATCTGGATATTCCATCAGGTACAACAAAAGTATAATTGCCAGGAACGTTGTATGTTTGAGTACCATGTACTGGATCATCACCTCCTTCACCCTGTAAGATAAAAGCCGTTCCGTTGTATACCAGCGAATATATCGAGTTAGCCCGCAGTGCATTTGCAGTAATGGCATTACCGTTTGATTTAAGGACACTTTTTGCACCAAGTCCGTTTACAATAATGGTTACTGCACCAGTATTAGTAGCGTTAATTTTGATCGTGATTCTTAGTCCATCTACATATGCTGTAGGGGCTGGAGTTAGCGTAACAGAATATACGTTTCCGTTATTAGTGGTCGTACCGTATCCATCTCTATTATTGATGGTCGCTTGCGCAGAGCGAGTAGCAGCCATAACCTCTCCAAGTGCCTTTTCAGTTGACGCTTCGGATTCGGATGTTCCGTTTGTATTGTTCGAGAGCTGGACTTTACCTTTTTGAGTAAGCGATGCATCTGGAATGTCCATCTCGTTGACCATTTGGCGAAGTGCCTCCACATCTTCCAGTGTTGCAACTCCCTCATCGATCTTCTCAAAGATCGCATTAATCCCTACACGGCTTACACTCTCATTCCCCAAAGGCAGGGGCAGTTTTAATCGATTCGTTTCAATAGGCATTATTAATTCCTCCAGTTATTTTAATTTTTTGTACAAAAATAGCGCTCCGATGTCGGAACGCCTGTTACACGATATTTCCGTTTTGGTCCATGTCTCCCGCCTGCAAAGCTGCGGCCACTTGATCACGGCTGCCTGCTGGCACTTGCTCCAGCTTGATCAAGCCTTTATGGATCATCATTACGTATACTACTAGCATGGTGTCACCCCCTTTCGCGAGTGCTACAGCCCAACGGATCAGCAGACTGGCAAGCTTAATCCTCATCTGGCAACACACTCAGTAGCATCATGTGCAATTCCATGAGAGCGAGTTGGTTTGCGTTGCTTTCCACTTTTAACTGTGCAGTTTCGGCTTCGGAAGCTGCCAACCTTTGCTCCAGTTCAACGTACTCAATAGGTCTGCTGGCTTTGTCCACCTCATCCTTGAGCGCTTGATCCAGCACCGCCTGTCCATCCTGCCAGCGATAGTATCCGCCGTTAATTCCAATCGGGAGCGGCGTTGGTATCTCAACCTCGTGGTATCCGTCATATGGAAATTCGATGATGTCTCTAATAATCTGAGTTTGCGCTTCGACTTGAATATAAAAACTCATTTGTATCAGCTCCAAATCTTTACTATTTTTTTAGCTTCGCCTGTAAGTCCGCTTTCTTTTGCATATCCGAGTCCTGTGTCGACACCTGATATGAGGGCTATATCGTTAGAAGCTACTATAACTTTATCCCGAATATCATACATAGTGCAGGATGGCAGCGTCCCATGAGCAACCGCAAGAAATTGATCGTCCGGACTGATCCCCACCCCGTAGCCAATTCCTGTAGGTGGAATATACGGGTCTCCGAGTTTTGAAGCGACATCTCCCCTCAATTTATAAGTAGCAAGACGAGGGCTTTCATTCAACGAAAGTGCCATGTAACTATCGTCTGAACTTAGACTTATGTCGAAAACTTGGGTTGGTAATTGTGTGATTGAATTTATCCTGGTGAAATCGTCCCCATTTCTTTTATACATCAAAATCCCTGGAGTGGTACTGGCGCCTATAAATAAATAAACTCCGCTATGGCTAAAGGATAATCCCCAACCGTTATTTGTTCCCGGCATACTAGGCAGGTTAGGTAGTTTAGTAAATGTATTTCCACTTCTCTTGTACACAATTGCGAGGTTAGTACCCCCTTGTGAAATAGCAAGATAATCTGCATTTGGTGTAAAGGAGATTCCTTGACCACCATTTGTAGGAAGTACACTTGGGTTGGGTAGTTTTGTAAAAACCTCACCCTCTATGCTATAGATAGCGATGCACGGGTCCTCAAGAAGCGAAACCGCTAAAAATTTTCCGTCTGAACTGAATGTAGTGTAATTAGAACGAGCACTCGGGAGAATAAATCCCTTGATTTCCGTAAACACATCTCCATCTTCGATTTTGAATATTCTTAAAGATGGGGCTGCTAAACCCGGCAGAGCAAAGAATTTAGAGTCTGGACTAAATGATCCACGTCTAAAGTTTTCTGCTATGGAAGGGAACGGTATTGGTACATATTCATCCCCAATCCTCTTGAACATTGATACTCCGGTTGAACATAGCGCCATGTATTTGTTGTCAGGACTAAATCGAACCCCAATACCGTTGTATGCTATGGAAGGGTTAAATGGAAGCTTTTCCAAACCGACTCTAGTCCTGATAGGCATGTTTTTTTCGATATTATTTTGAAAAACTCCGGTAACTTCTTTTTGACCATTAATTACCATGGCTGTCTCGATCGTCCCGATCCCATCCGCAAGCTCTGCAAAAGAGTGTGGGGAAGTCCCTGCTACCGTTCCCCCTTTGACAATGACGGCGGATTTAATGAGATTTTTCCCGTCACCGACATGTGTAAAAACCTCGTTGACTGCTCCTACCAGGTTGCCCTTGTCTGTGGTCTGGAGATTGGCCAGGTTACCAACTTGCTGTTGCACGGCACCCACTGCGGATTCCGTAGCTGCTAAGGTATCACTATTGCCCTTTGTGGACTTGGACAGTTGGACGATACCTTTTTTAGTCAATGATGCGTCATCGATGACGATTTCCCCGACTTTCTGATCCGTGTACTCATTGGCTGCCTGTTCGGCTGCGTCTGCCTTTGCCTGCGCCCCTGTCTTGGTTTCCCCATCCTGCCGGACAAACTTCGCATCAGCTCCACTCATGAGTCCTGACAGCCCTCCGGTTACTGCATCAGGAATGACGTCTGTGCCACCAGGCAAATGGGATCCAGCATGAGCACCTGGCGTAGATTCTCCGGTGACGGTAAAGGATATTCGCTTATTAGCTGGATCAGTCGTAATCACAACCCCTGTACCGCCAACGAGGGTAACCGTGTCCGTTTTAGAACCGGCAGAGACATCGTTAATCTTGCTGAATACGTTTTGGTTAACCTCAGCTCCTGCAGCAATGCCATTCAGTTTGTCATGCTCAGCCTGGGTGACATGTTTAACCATATCAGCTGCATGGTTGTCCAGCTTGGCCTGTACCGCATCCGTTTCAGCTTTGCGGGCAATGTCATCCCCTGCGGCTGGAGCTGCTGCCTTGGCCCGTCCTTCTGCGTCACGCTGCATGAGCGTGTCAGGTGTTGCGGCGCTCGTGCGTGCATCCATTAAGAGCTTGTCAGCAGCAGACATAAAACCAGCAGCGTTCCCCTTTGCCGTGGGATGCTCATCAGCTCCGCGTGCCTTGTGAGCTGCCAAATCAGCAGCAGCAGCGGCAATGGCAGCGGCCTTGGCTGCATCGGCTTTAGCCTGGGCATCTGCTGGCGTGCCCTTGGTGTCCATTTCAGCCTGCACACGGTCAAAGCCGACATTGATGGTATTAAAATCCTCACTGATCTTTTTCGATCCGACCAGGTTCCCGTAACGGTTGGCCATACGCCTCAGCTCCTTCCAAAAGATTATCTACGTCCATCTTGATTGTTTTGAGTAAGGCAATCTTCGATTCGCTGTTGGGCATCGTATCAAGCAATGCCCGCAGAATATGAGGCAGTTCATTAAACATGCCATCTACATCGATCGACAGCTCTAGCACTTTCTTAATTTTCATATGACACCCCTTTCTGAGCACGAAAAAAGAGCCCACATGGGTGGACTCTCGTTTATGCAATTCTATTATTTTGCTGTTGCCAGCGCTTCGTCGATCAGTTTTAGGTCAGCATTTGCTTCGGATAAGATTTTGTCATATGAAGCTAGTTGTTTTTCAAAAGCTTCAAGATTAGTAACAGGTACACCTTTAGACATTAAATCTTTTGCATCAGCTATTTCTTTTAATATTTCTTCCCTGCCGGTCTTAGTCGGGGCAAGAATGCGATCCAACAGCACGCGCTTCTGTTCCTCAAGACTAGACTTGGATTGCCCTGTGTATTTGTTTGACGTCGCTACAGGAGTCGTTGTTTCAGACCCTACAGTTGATTCTTCTGTTTGAGAAGTAATGTTGATAGTTTTTCCGGTCACGGAAACATCAGCTCCTAACGCTTCTGACAAGGATCGTGCTGGAACGTTCGCACGAGAATCAATTACAGCACCCTTGTCCGAAAGTTTCTTACCATCCACAATTATTGTATATTCGCCAGTAACCTTTTTGCCAACCATACTTTTAACAGTATCTGCAAATGCCCCTGCTGATGTCGAAAAAACTACTCCAATAATAATACCTCCAGCAATATATGCAACTTTGTGTGCAAACTTCTTCATGACTCTACCTCCGTATTGGTGCTATTTTCCTATTATGATACATTACGGAGTTGAAGTTGGGAAGGTTCCGCCCCAGTTTTGGTTAGCTGAGTTACCATGATTATGAGTAGGCAACGTAACAGAGTGCGTATGACTAGAAGAAGCTTTACCGTTTATAGCGGCCCATAGAGCGTATATCTCATTTTGGAGTCCGCTTATTTGGCTTATCCCCAAGTTTAGCCCCGTCACGCTTCCAGAAAAATGGACTTGTCCTTGCATAACTGTCCTACCGGAAGTAGCACCTACCAGCAAGCCATTGTTACCTATTACGTACATGTCGCTAGGTCCTGCATAGATTAAACCCTGCGGCTGTCCGCTGGAATTGTAATACGTATGACCAGAGATATTAGCAGATGGATTGGTACCTAAAGTGACACGGCGTGCATTACCCGAGTCGTAGAAAGTGAATCCGTTAGGATCCAGTTCGATCCGGTCACCACTGGCTGCTGTCCTAATCTTGCTACCCAGGATGTCAGCACCTTGAATGTATGAACCAATGATCTCGCCACCCTCAACCCGTCCAGCAACCAACGTACCTCGGAAGGTTCCGCTGGCTGCTTGGAGTGCGCCGCTGAACGTTCCGTCCACACCTTGCAAAGTGCCGCGAAAAGTCCCGCCTGCTGCTGAGAGATTACCCGAGAAGGTACCTCCTGCCGCCTGCAGGTTCCCGCTGAACACACCATCTGTAGCTTCCAGCGTGCCGTTAAACTTATACCGTCTACTTGGAATATCGAAATAAATTGCATCTTGTCCGTTAGCCTGGAACGACATCTTATCACTGTTTAGAATCACCTTGCTCAGATGATCTTCACGCTCAATGGTTAAACCCTCAGTACGTGTGAGTGTCGCCCCATAATAGGACTTACCTTCCTTCACTGCTTCCTTGTTCAACTTATTGACGGCCGTGGTCAACGTACCATCCACTTTGAATTCACTCTGCTGTTCCGATACTGAAGGAGCCTCCAGCGTCATGCTGAGTCCCCCGGCAAATCGGAACACCTGGTGAAGAATCAGCGACTTATATCGGACAATGCCATCCCACGGAATATGCGTGTCTTCCCAGGTCGATACTGTCTCGTCCCAGGACGTTCCTTCCTGCTGCTCAAACGCGATCACATCACCCTGTTCCAGCTGCGGATACCCCTGTGCTCTCATGGTGAGCGGCAGATACGAGAATCCGTTCAGCGTGGCCCTCAGATCATTTACCATGGCTTGAGTCATGAATGGATTCTCCAGAAACAAGGTGTGGTTATCATCTCCGGTACCGGCTTCGTACTGCAGCTCATCTTCCGTATTGTAGGTGACAACTACCCGAGTGTACGTCTTGACCGGATTCGTTTGTCTCACAGAAGAGTAATCAAATGTGGTCATCTCAAATACCGGAGCATCTGAGGCTGTGAACCGCTTGAATTTAACTGTGCCAGCCTTATCGATGTAGAGGCTGGCGCTGTTGGCTGCCGCGATGTACTGTAGCACCTGGCGCATCGTATAACCAGCTGGCCCTGCCTGGATGCGATAATTGGCGTTGATCACCACACTACTGTCATACGTCCATCCAAGCCGGTTGCAAATCTCATTAAACACCGCACGCTGCGTGGCGGGATAGGTTAGTGACGACACGTAAGCCGCATCGGCAAAGACCAGTTTGTCATAGCAGGTGAATGTCCATACATCATTGACCTTCTCACGATCATCGACAAAAAACTCACCCAAAGGCAGCCAGTCTGTCCCGGTACCCGTCCATGAGATCTTCATATCTTCCCAGGGATACTGTGCCTGCAGCCAGGTCATACCCCGCATGGATAACGACAAATACGGCATGATCCGGGCATTCGCAGGTATTACTTCATTCGTCCGGAGCTTGATAGTCAGTTTTGACGGGATGGCCGTCCCGATAGCAAAACCATCCGTCAGACTTAAACTGTTCTCGATACTGAAATCTACAATCTTCGTATCGTCATATTCCTCAGATCCCACAACAGCCATCACAATAAATTCCCGGTCAGGCCGCTTCAGGTAATCTGCATAGATCGGTGATATTGGAAACACTCAGATCACCTCTCTGTCAGCGTCATTTTAAATCCGCTCCAATAAAGCACGCCTTCCTTCTCAAATGGGATGTTTCCTGGCCGGTCTCCGACATACACTTTCTTGGTAATATAGGCGCCCATCATCGGGTCCGGAAATGTGAAATCGAAAAAGATATCGCTCATCTGCTTTAACAGTGGCGATATCTCATCCATACGCAAGGTATTAAACGTCAGTTCTATCTGACGCTTGACCGCTACACGGTCCCTGTGAAGTGTACCGTCAGCGGTCCGTGTCGTGCTTTCTGCGTCATCCAGATCCAGGATGGTAACTTGGATCGCGGAAGGCATGGCCGCAATATCTGCTCCATTTATTTTTAGATACAAGCAAATCCCTCCTTACGTACGTAGTGGGCTCACGCCCGTTCTACGCTGAATATCATTAATGCCGGTGGCAGCTACTCGGCCAATCTCTGTTGATCCCACCTGTAAAATCAGATCCCCTTTGCTGCTCCGGAGAGCCGTCAAGATCTGGCCAAGTAATCCAACCATTTCACGGTTACCTGAATTACTGCTATTATCCAGGATACCCTGCAGCTTGGAGAGCGGAGCCACAACCTCCGGATCGATGTTCGCACCCTTGTTATCCCCAACCATCGCCATCGTAGGACCAAAAGCCAATCCGCCTTTCGCCAGGCGTGGGATCTTCGGAATCTTCGGCAAGCCGATATTACCGCCACCGACTTTCTGACCAAAAATCTCGACTTCCGGAATGCTGACGCTGATACTGTTTAGTCCATCTATGACTTTGTTGATTGCATCGATGATTAGATTGAGCGGGATCTTCACCAAACCATACAGGGATTCGAACACGCCACCGAAAATATCTTTAACTCCGGTCCAAGCTTTGCGCCAATCCCCAGTAAAGCCACCAACAATAAATTTGATCAATCCCGTCAGCGTTTTCTTCAGCCCTTCGATGACAGTCCCAATCCCATCAAACACGATTTCAAATGCTGGTTTCATGTTCTTCCACAGCACATCGATCAGCGGAATAATGACATTCTTCCAGAGCTGCGTCAACACCGTAATCACCTTATTGATGTTCGGCATTACGGTTGTCGTCAGGATCTGGTACAAGCCTTCCCACGCTTCTGCCAGCACTGTTCCGATCGCCTGCGCCAGTGGAACAACAATCTGTTTCCACAGCATCGTCAATAGCTCAGACAGCACTTTGAACACCGGCTGAAGTATCGTCCCGATGAAGTTGGCCAGAGGTACCAGGACTTGTTGCCACAATTGTTTAAAGATCGAAATAACGTTTGGAAGCAACGTATCAACAAAGTAAGCCACAGCCGGTTTAAGAATCTTAGTCCAAGCATCCGTCAGTACCGTTTTGACAAACTCAGCTACCGGCTTCAGGGCATCCAGCCACGTCTTGCCCAGTTCCTTAACCTGTTTCCGGAATTCCTCACTTTCAGCGTAGAGATCCACAAATGCAAGAATCAATCCACCAATGAGTCCGGATATGAGCGTAACCGGTGAAGACATGACACTAAGCGCCGTAGCGATACCTTCCAATACGGTGGATACCAGGCCGCTAGACACAATCAGCTCGCCCAGGGTTGCCAGCATCGGTGCAATGGCAATTAGGAATTCCGCCACCTTGAACGCACCAAAGAAGCCAGCAACAACGGCAGCTCCTTTGAGGAATGTCTCCTGGTTCCCATCGATCCAGCCGGATAGGTTATTCAATGCCCCTGCCAATTGCTGCAGCGCAGAAACGATAATCCCGCCTGTCCATTGAGCGAGTGGCTTCAAGAAGTTTTCCCACAGCCATACGGCCACAGGCTTGAAGGCATTGACCACACTGTTCAGCACCCGGATGGCCCCAGCCAGCACATCGATAAATGCAGGCAGTGCCTTTTCCACGGTCCACGTGGCCAACGGTACCAGAGCTTCCTTGTACAACCAAACCAAGCCCTGGCCAATGTTCTTGGCGAAAGGCTTCAGCGCACTCCATAGTCCAGCCAGGGATTTCTTCAGCGGCTCCAGGCTTATTTTTGAGAGAGGTTCCAAAGCTTTACGAACTGTATCGGCAAACGCCCTGGCCTTCTCGGTTAAGGCATCCATTCCGCCGGTGACACCGCTAAAGTCCGTTGCGCTAAAACCGCCCATGCCTCCACCGCCGCCAATATTGGGTATCGATCCTCCCCCAGCTCCAGCGTCTTTAGCTGCATCGTCCGCAGACCCAGCCCCTTTGTCGCCAATCAGGTTTAGCTTATCAAAGCCTGCCACAGCCGCCTTGGCTTCCTTCGCTGCAGCCTTGGCCTTTTTACCTGCAGCCTTGATGGCACTCCCTGCACCGGAGGCTTGATCACCTGCAGATTGATATGCACCGCCCAGATCTCCTATGGCGGATGCCTGGTCCTGCGCAGCCTGTACTTGCTGGCCAACTCCGGATGAACCTCCAAACAAAGCCGTGGTAAATGCAGCGAGCCATTTCATAGCCATGGCGAGAGCTTTGGCCATCGCGATCAGTGCCGGCAATACGGTATTGTAAATCGGCAAAAACGCCTGGCCGAGATACAGCCGAGCGTTCTTCAGTTGTGCCAGGAACATCGCCTGGCGAGTCATCGTATTGGCCTGCAGTGAGTTACCATATTTCCGGGCCGCTTGTTCCAGGATGGCAAAGTACAGGATGGTCTGTTGCGTCTGGAAACTGAGCTTCTGCCAGCTGCTATCGCCGGCAAACTGCCTGAATGCCTCCGTAGACTCTAGCATGGCCACGTTGACGTTAATTCCCAGATCCTCGATGGCATCTGTCTCACCAAGCATACCGCTTCGGATACGCTCCATAACATCCTGGATGGACCGTCCGGTGGCACTGGCCACAATGGCGGAAGCTTTCAACAAGTCAATGGTACGCTGCGTCGTCTGCACCTGATCTTGCGAGAAGCCACTAATCAGGTTGGCGTAGGTTGCCCCATACTGGGTAGCCTCCGAGATCCCCATACCATAGGCAGCGGCTTGAGACATCACCCATTCTCGGAACACGCCAACGCTCTGCCCCATCATCCGGTTGACCTGACCCACGGCAGCCTCAAAGCGCATGGCATCCTTCGTCGCACTAGTAAACACTTGGCCAAGCTTCAGCAGAGCAAGGGTGGCAGCTAAGGACTTGAATGCGGACTTGATGGCTCCCGTGGACCGGTTAACCTCACGCTCCGTATTCCCCAGCTGCTTCCGGACATTGGCCAGATCGCGGCGGAGCTGACTGGTCTCGCCCGTGATCAGTATCCGTAGTTCCTCTATCGTCATGTTGCTTTTCACCCCGCTTCCGATACCGTGCCCCGTAGGCTGCTACTCGTTCTTTCATGACTTGCCAGTTGTTCTTCTTCTGTGACTGCTGAACCAGTTCGTCCGGAAATATGCCGGGGAAAGCTTCATGCAGCTCAGGCGGCTTCTTCTTGCTCCCCAGTGCCCTCTGAACCAGTTGGCCGATGAGCTGCGCCTGGTTGAAGCTCAGCAGCGCCTGGTGCTGCAGGTCCGTCTTTTGCTTGGCCACATACGCGTCGATGGACACTGTAATTTCTTGATACGTCATATCCCAATACTGGACAGGATCGACGCCTGCCTGAACGGCAATCGGGTAGAGCTTATCAAACAGCTCGGTCAGCGTTTTTACAGATTCTCCGCCCCGGTCGCTTCCCCCGCCTCCGGAGCTTTCTTGAAAAAACCGCTGATCTGAAATACTTCGATTAAGTGTGGAAGCAGATCTGTATACGTGTTGCCATCATCCACATACTCGTCATAGATGTTCTGTACATCCGACCAGCTGATGCCATGTTGGAACTTCAGCATAGATGAATGAAGAATGCGAAGAGTACCAGTTAAAGGTGGCAGGTTGCCATTCTCAGCTGCCATCAAGAGATCCAATGGATTACGACCACCCAAGTGCTTCTCCAATTGCTCAATATGTGCAGCACCAAGCCGAAGTTTATAGTCCTTGCCATTCATCGTAAGTGTTGTGTATTTCATTTCAGTTCCTCCTCAAAGTCAAAAGCGCCCCGATCAGGAGCGCCCTTGCATAGTTGTGGCTATTAGGCCGGGTCTGTAATCTTGATATCAGACTGCAGGTAAAAGGCAGCTGTGAACGTCAGGGCCGCATTGACGGCTGCCGCATCCATCTTGACGGATACTTGAGCGCTGAAGTCATGGGTCGTCCCATCAGGATATTCCACACGGAAATCCTTGGTTTCACCAGACTCCTGGATGCCTTTCAAAATGCGAAAGTTAGAAGTCGGCCCAGAGTTGTCATACAAGAACGCAAATGTCAGATCCCCGAGATCCTTGATCCCGGCAATATAGCGACGGGTATTATCTTTCAGCGTGGTTACCTCTACCTGCTCCGGATCTCCACCCAATTCCGGGACCTCCATCAATTCCCCGATTTCGGTGTATGTGCTTGCTCCGCCTGTTGCCTTGTAAGACAGCGTAGTATCTTTGGTTAATAGTCCAGCCATGCTCTTGTCTCCTTTCTACTGCGACACGCGGCCGCTGCGGGAATCCACAACGCCGCGATAACGCATAGTTTTATGTTTAATGCCTGACGGATCGCTCAGATCTGCTGCTAAATCCCGCCGTAAGCCTATATTGTTCATTTGGGCGTCTACCTCAGCAGCTAGGGCTCCGGTAGACTTGTTATGCCAGATATCCACCTGGATCGTGACAGCCGACAAAGGGCCGTTCCGAATCCGGAGAGGGTCAATATTACTCCCCTCGTAAAAACTGATGTGAGGAAGCTTCGCCCAATCTTTAGGATGGGCATCGGAAACCGTGACCCCCTCGATCTGTTCGAGCTGCTTCAGCACATCTGGCTTAATGTCATACATCAGCGACCACCTAACCTTCGGATTTCCTTCTTCAGCTCAGCTGCCACAATATCGCTGACAATCTGTTTGTTTTGCTCAGCAGCGGGATGCATAAAAGGCTGTGCCGGCATCCCCTTCCAGTCCTGGCGGTAGCTGAGATCCCCGTCATATTTCGGCGGAGCTGGTGAGGCCTGACCCCGTTGTCCGGTACCGAACTCCACATACGGGGCATACTCCAGATTCGTGGATACCTCTCCAATGATCTTCCCTCGCTCCTCCGTAACGTGAGCCTTAATGCTGTTTCGGAGATCACCCGTATCACCTACAGGAGCCAAACCCTTGGCATCACCCTGCACCTTGATGGTGGCCTTGTGGATACCTCGCTTCATCGCCTCTTTGTCTGCACCAAGCCTGACCAACTTCCGCATCAGACGGTCCATCCCTTGAATGGCCATAATCAGATCGCCTCCATATCAATTACAAAATGGCCGCTCCACGGTCTCACGGCTACCACCTTGTAATCCGGATTGTCCAGGGTATCTAAACAAGCCCCCCGGGATTCAATTCTCTCAGGAGGCTCCTGCTCCACGTACATAACTCGCATATACGCCAAGCGTTCGCCATACATCTCTGCCAGGACTCGGCCACCTGCAGGTTGAACGTTACCGCGCAGCTCCAATGGATCGCCCCAGCCCTCAGAAGTCGTTCCGTCGTCTTCCTGGAGCGGTACCCGAGGCCGGAAGATCACGATTCGTTTATCACGTTCCCGCAGCCTCATGTCCGGCCCACCACTTTCAATAGCCGGTGATGGCTGATGGTCCGCTGGAGATCCGCAGGCAGATCCACAAAGGAACGACTGACGCCTCCCTCACTGTGGCTGCTCTGCCCCTCAATGCCCACTTTGTTGTACCGCATAATGACCAGTTGCCGAACGGTAGGTTCAAGCCCTGATGGGATGGTCTGCCTATTCGTCCAGCTCAACAGATCCGCTTCCGCGTCCTCGATCAATACAGACAACAAAGGGCCCTGCTCCAATGATGCTGGACCGAGCAAGGCATGTATCTTATCCAAACGACTAAATGTAGCCATATCCTATCCCTCGCTTACGCCTTGGGTTCAGCGGCTTTGATTTTCTCCAAGATTCCCTCTTTGCTGGTCGCCTTGCCGAGATCGATGTCACGATCAGCGGCATAGGCTCTCAGCTCGTCTGGCTCCATGGACTCCAGCGGATCCGTTACCGTGTCCCCTTCGTCCGCTTCGTCTACTTCGTCCAACACGGTCACATGGGGCTTGATTGCCTCATACCCCTTAGTGGAGATGGAAAAAGACGCTCCTTTTTCATAGAGCGCCCCGTCATGGCGAATCTGTATGCTATTCACTTCAACTCTCATCGGTTATCCCTCCTTTAGATGACTTGGCCTTGGAACACGTTATTGGCTTCTGGGAAGCTTGGTAGCGCGGTTGCAACAGCTTTTTTCCACGTGCTCACTGGATCAAGGTTCTCCTCGTAAACCATGGCCAGAACGTTCCCCACCATTTGCGTCTCGATACTTGGATCGCGGCGCAGACGTACTTCCTCAGCCGTTGGACCGTAAATGGTTTCACCCAACGGCTCATCACCGAACAGAGCGATCTTATTCTGCGGGAAATAACGATGAGTCGTGAACGTGCCATCCGCATGCTGTTTCCGATACTTCTCGTTGTACGTCGCCAAAGCGGGTAGGCTGCGTTCTGTCAGAAATGCATTCAGATCCGAACGAGAAGGAACACGCAGTGCGCTTGTACCGTAGAGCGCGCCAATCACTTTCGGGTGACGCAGCAACGCGCCCATAACCTCTTTCGAAGTCAGGCCACGAGTCGGCGCAGAATCCAATGCATCAGCGAAACGTTCCAGGTCTCCGATTGGGTCACTGTTCGGATCGGTCCAGCGGCTGGTACCGCTCAGGATCTCCTTGTGATCATCTGGTACGCCATAGCTGATCGTCGCACTCAGGTTGTTTTCATCCAGCGTAACCGTACCGTTTGCTGTGGCTTCCATTCGCATCGCTTCGACCCGGGCACGAACACCAGCCACAAGAATGTCGATGTCGTTGTACACGACCTGCATCAGATATTGCAGCTCTTGAGCGTTACGCGGGCTCTCCAAAGCAATAATCTCTTTCTCTGTCAGACCGAGTTTACGCTTGATCAGCGCGAGGCCCAATGCCTGTTTGGCTGCTTCACGGGAACCGATCTCCGCCTCCGTGTCAAACGCATGAATAGAGGCAATAACCGGTGTACGGCCAGCCCCCACGATCATGTCAAACTCAAGTGATTCACGCTTAACCTCCGGGAACAGGGTTTCACCAAGCAAAGGCTTGTATTCTCTGTTCTTCAGATAGTTCAGAATCTCACGTTGATTAAATAGTTCCAAGATAGTTGCCATAACTGCTTATCTCCTCTCGACCTGGATTACAGGCTCTGTTTGAATTTAATGTCTGACTTCTCAGCAAGCGCGGTAAGCGCCTCAGCTGAAGGGATTACCGGCAATCTTTCTTTGAGAATCCAGGCTTCGATCAGCACAGATCCAGGTTGCGGCCCCTCGGTCACATCCGTATCGGTATATGTGATACCAATCGCTGTAGCATCATTGGCCGGATACACCGTGCCTGCAGGAACAATCTTCCATCCCTTTGCATTGGCCGTTACTCCTGTATTACTGATCTGATACGTAGCTGCAACAAACTTCGCACTCGCCAGAAAATTAGGTTGCGACACGCTCTCTTTATTCACAAACATAATGATGCTCCTTTCCTAGCCCCAAGGATTCAGTGCAGCAGCGGGGGCTTTGCCGCTTTCATTTGCTGCTTTTGCATAGTTACTACCTGTGCTTGTCGGACTCCCTTTACCGCCTCCGCCTCCTGGCGGATCACCTTTCAGACGGTCATTCACGCCAGCCTCAACCGCTTCACGGAATGCCTTCTCCACGGCTTCCAGGCTCTTGTTCGTAGAATCTGCATCCGTATAGACCAAAACCTCAGCCAGAGACAAAGGCAGCTTCTTCTCACTAAGCTGTTCCAAGGCAGTTGCTCGAAGCTCACGGCGGGTGATATCACTCTCCCGATCCGCAAGAGCCTTTTCACGCTTCTGGCGCTCATGCTCCGCCTTCTGCTCGGCATTCATCTTAGCCAGCTTCTCCGCTTCGGTCTTGGCCTCGTCCAGCTTGTCCTGGAGATCCTTTTCCCATTTGGACTGAGCTTTACCAAGCCGTTCTCCCAGGATTCGGTCTACCTCGGCCTGTTGCTCAGCGGAAAAGGTTACTTTGCCTGCTCCACCTTTATCACCTTCACCAGCTCCAGGATCTCCCGTACCGCCGCCTCCAGTTCCAGCTGCTCCTGCACCTTCTCCCGTACCGCCGCCATCACCATCGGCAAACAGCTGCAGGTTAAGAGGGAAACGCTTTTTCTTCATGTCCATAAATGAGTCCTCCCGTTTTACGCCCGTCGGCTATTTGTCCATGACAGCTTTTAATGTCCTCCGCACGTTCTGGACGTAAAAAACAGCCGCTCATTTAAGCGACTGTTCTAATTTCCTTACCAATTCTCATTCTTTTTCTGAGATGAAACCCTCTGAATCACAACGATGGGCCCAAGACACAATATCCTCTATCTCATCTTTTGTGAGCTCAATATTCACTGTTATCTCCACCTGATTCCACCTTTTCTATGCAGTTATGTGCTTTATTATAGCCAATCTACTTAGGCAGCCAGTACATATTGCTTATACCAATCTTCGTAATTCACGTTTGACGGTACGAGCATAGTCTTTCCGGTCTGCGGATCTCGGGCACGTCGCTGCATACCAGCGATCGCTTCTTCTCCGAACCAACCTCGGGTTGTACTCCGGCACCAGGCGTGCAGTGGTGGCATGTTCTTACCAGGCTGTGCATCCTCAACGTTGTACACCTTCAGGTCATGTTTCCGACACTGTTCAGACGTTCTGCTATCCAGCGTAGCCATGAACTGGTACTGATCCACGCCAGCCTCTCTATACGCCGCCATCTCGCCTGCGTTGGACATGTAGGTGGTTTCAGTCCGGATCAGCCTGGAAGCAGCAAATAGGCCTGTCTGCATAATGTCGGCCAGCTTCTGTGCCATCTTGGCCGAACCAATGCCGCTCATGAATCCGGAAGTGACCACATCAGACACCTGATCGGCCAGGTATTCCGTATTAGACCACACGCGGCTGCTGAAATGAGATCCGCTCCACGGATTAAGCAAAATGGCTTCGATATCATCAACAGGAATCCGTGCAAAGTTGAATCCAAGGCCGATCCCTTTCTGCAGATCAAAGATGGAACGATAATAGCTCTTCCGTATCGTCTTCAGGTAACCGCTACGGCTGGCCGTCAGCTCCACATCAGCAATCACCTTGCCCTGAAGCGCGATCTGCTCTTTCAGCGCCTGAAGGCGGGATATCCTTGCCCGATAGGCCGGTGCATTCATACGGGCCAGCAGCCACCGCTTGATTTGGTCATTCTTCACTCGCGGATACCATTTCTGTGCCAGCTTCAGCAGCGGATTTGGGATCTTCTGATTCAAGAACCGGCGAGCCCGTTTCGGATCCATATCCTTGCTGAACGTCTTAAAGATCTTATCAATCTCTAGCTGGATATCTTCCTGAGCCATCTGGTAGGCACGGGTCACTGTCCGGATCGTCGTATCAGCATCCCGATGATATTCGGCCATGCGCTGCTGCGCCCGTCGGTCTCAATAGGCGTTACTCCTCGTCTTCATCGTCCGTCACCGGATTGTCGTCATTATCGCCCATTGGCATTTTGAACGCTGCTTGCTGAAGCTTCAGATTAGCCGCCTTCTGAGCGTTCACCTTCTCCACCTCTGCAATCGGATCATCCACAAAGGAAAGCTGACCGATCAGAGTCTCGTCACTGACCTTGCCATCCACCTGAGCGATAATTCCGGCTAACTCGACATCATCACTCGGAAGGCTGCGTGTTAGGGTTATCGTTACATCGGTAATATCAACGGCTTGCGCCTTCACGCTGAGAATGTTGGCGAACAGCTTCAGCCGTTCCCTTAATCCCTGAATGAAGAACCTTGTCTTGGTCTTGGCCAACTGTTCTAAGCCGAATAGCTTATACTTCATGGCCACACCTGAAGCATTCGAAGCAAAATTAGAATCCGTCAGATCCGGAACCATGGAAAACTCATGAATGTCTGACTTCAGCGCACTTCGAAGGACTTCCGTGTCAGCCTCATTCAGCGTTTTCGTTAACCAGCTGGCGTCAGCGTCCACACCACCCGGAAGCTCCAGTACCTTAAACTTCTTCAGCATGCGAATTGCCCGACCTGCATCCTCCTCTGTATCCCCCAGGCTTGCACCAACGAGCTTGAGAATAGCATCCACAAACTGCTCTTTATCGTTTACCCGATCGGATGCCAGCGTATTGTAGGCGTTGATCAAGCTCAGCTGCTGTTCGAAGTCACCCTGTTGCTCCTCGTTGTTCCAGAACTCCACCACCGGCACCGTCTTGTAATAATGATCGGTGGATGAGATCAGCTCGAAGTCTTCGCCACCGATATCCTTGATCTCGTATCGCGTTATCTTATTGGCCGTGTAGACATTGACGTACCAGCCAATCGCTTTGTTTTCCATATCCCGCTTCTCATAGTAGTGAACCGCAAAAAGGCTCTTATATTCCACGGAATCGTCCACCACCAGGAAGATCTGGCGCGGATCGATGCAGCTGACGCGGGGGATCGGCGGATCATCACTGCTCATATAGTGCAGTTCCAACGAGATACCGTACATGGACAAGTCCTTGACCATCTCGGAATCATGACTGGCCACATCCACAGCCTTGTATGCATCCGTGATTGGCTCAATCTGCTTGCCAGTGTACTTGACCGGATCGCCGCCAAAGTATCCAGAGGCAACGTCCGTAATGTACTTGGCATGATTGGCCACCAGCTTGTTATTCGGCAGCCCCTTGTCATCCCCGCCCAAGTCGCGCTTCAGGATCTCATGTTTGCCTTTGTAATAATCCTCCAGCTTCTGGATCCGCTCGATACCGTCTCGGTGTTCCTTGATACAGTACTGCAGGAGCTTGGCCGGGATCTCGTCCCAGCTAGGCAGTAACTCACGGCTTCGTATGATTGCCACGTATCTTCACCACCTTTCCTTTAACTGTCTTCCAAACACCAAGAAACCAAAGGAAGATGTAGCCGTGCCATCGAATGTTTAGCTCCATTTGGAGATTCATGCTTCCAGGGACCGGCTTTAACGTGTAATACACCCCAGGATAGATATGCTGCTTACCTTCAGGCAGTCTTGCCATCGTTATCTCACCCCAATTCTCGCTTTACTACTTACCGTAGCCGCATAGCCTTTCATGTCGGCCACCTCGTAATCATCCAGGGCATACCAAATAGCCGAGAACGTATGGGGGTCGATGTTGAACTCGTCTTCAATGATCTCCCCGTTCTTGTCCACGGCATAGGTTAAGTCCTGTAACTCGGACATGACATTCACACAGTTTGAAGAGCAAACAATCTTTTTGAACCGCTTGACCTTCTTCGTATACTGCAAACGGGATCCGGCGAACTTCTTCGCGGGCTGCATGTTGAATCCCATCTGCCGGTAATAAGCAATGGTCTTCGGCTCAGCGCTATCTGCCCGGATCAGCTCCCTGGTTTCCTTGAACTCCATGATCTCTGCAGCCGTCCGGTCATCCGTCATCTTGTTCTTGTAATACTCCCAATGGATATACAGGATTTTCTCCTTGTGGTCCACTGTCAGACGAACCAGGGCGTTGTATGACGACTCAAAACCAAAGTCCATGCCGTTACGCTTCACTGGCGACTTAATCGCCTGAATAGCTGCCATAACTTCCGCATGAGGTGCAACCACAAACTGCGGTAGCACCCTGGTTCCGTTCACGCCAAAACGCCCACGCCGCGCAATGCGGTGCAGGTCCGGGTCATGCGTCTTCAGATCCTCCAGCTGCTCGATATAGCTCTCAGGGAGGAACAGGTTATCATCAGCAACGGAATGGTGATAATACGTATCCTTGATGATCACAACGCGATCACGATACAGGTCCATGTCATCCAGGACGTGAACATTGTTCTTCGGATCCTTAAAGAAATACTTATAGCTCCAGTTCGCCGTGCTGACCGGGTTGGTGCTTAGAATCATATGCAGCTTTAACTTCGGATGCCTCAGCCGTCCGATCAGCTCCTTGAAGCCTGCATACTTTACTTCGCTGCACTCTTCAATCCAGACAATCGAAATGTTGTGTATGGATTTCAGTTTGACGGGTTTGTCCATCCCTTTGAAGATGATCTTACTACCATTAGGGAATCGGATCTGCATAGGGGAACTGATCGGTTTAACCTTGCCCTCCAGCTCCAAATCCACGATGATCTCCGAAAGCAGCTCAAACGTGGAATCACGCAGCGTGTCGTAGACCTCCCTGACCACCAAGGCCGTCCTGCGCTCCTCCAGCAGCTTCAAAACCAGCTTTAGGGCAACGTGATAGCTCTTGGAAGATCCATAGCCACCAACGAGAAACTGAAATTTCTGATTCCAATCAAACAGGAAATCTTCGAAATGGGGGTTCACTTCCTTTTCGGTCATGAGCGCTCACCCTTTCGAACGATCCGGATCTCAATCGGCTTGTCATCATCCTTGGCCACCTTCTGATCAATCAGGCTAACCTCGCCTTTGAGCTTCTGGAGCCTCAGCTGCTGCTCATCATCAGCGTAACCCTGTCGGCACATCTCTTCATATCGCTTAATCAAGCTCTGAAGCGTTGCCATGGCCCGGCTCTGAGCTTGTAGGAACGTTGCGTGCTTATCCCATGCTTGCTGGACCTCCCATGACCGAGAGTGAGACGTATCGCCGTTCTTCTCCTCGATCAGTGTCGTGGTCATATCTTCTTGATCACGAACGTACATGAGCTGCTGAGCGCGGATGATGGCCGCATGCTGCATCACGATACTGTCCCACAACATTTCCAAGGGGGCTCTGCTTTCAATCTGCTGAAGAATATCCATCGTCTCTGCCGGCAGATACTTCGCAAACAGACCGTGTGTCTTCGCATTGCTATTCCCTTTTGGGGCGCCGCCTTTATTCCCTTTCGCGTTCTGATTGCCAGGCGGTGCACCAGGTCGTTTTGTGTGCATACCTTTTGGAGGGTGTGCACCCTTTTCCCTGTTCCAGCCATGGCGCTGCTTCCAGCTTTTCACGGTGTTCAGCGATACGTCGTATTTCTCAGCGATCTCTTTATATTTCAAGCCGTCCAGGTAATCCTGTTCAGCCAGTACATGCTTCTCGGCCATCTACATCACCACCACCCCCGCCGATTTGTGTTGATTTGTATGTAACAGAAAAAAGCACCCCGAAGGATGCTTCTGTTTTCTTCAATATTAATCGTCTTCATTAGAAGAGAGAACTAAGAACTTCGTGAAATTTCTTATAACTCTGTAAGAACTTAAAATAGAGAAAAGAAATGCGTATGACCATGCTCCCAGAAATATTTTGTTAATCAAGTCCATTGAATTTAGAACCAAAAATAATCCAATTACTGATAGAAGAGAGGTAAGAAATAAAGCAACAATCGCACTAATAAGATATTTAATGAGTTTGGTGTATGCCCCCATTTGCTTAAGAACCCTCACAAGCTTATTTGATCCTAAGGAAGGTAACAACGTAACGGCCGCGGCCAAGAAACCGACAGCTATTGATCCTATACTGATGGTGCTGTTTAAGATGTCCTTAAAATTGGCTATATCGCTGGGCATAAGTTTAAAATAAAAAACTGCAGCCGGTCCTAGTATCGCAAGAACCAAAGGATAGAATTTTTCAAACAATTCAAATCAGTCCTTATCAATTTTTTTATTGATATAGAGACGGTCCAAGTTGGTTTTATTCTTACTATAACCAATCAGTATCTCGTCCATTAACATAACTTCTGTTACCTTTTTATTTTTTGATACAGAGTACTTCTTTGTGTGAACAACTCTGTTTTTAATTAAATCAATTGTATCTGGTTCTCCATTGGCTTCTCCTTTTACTTCGAGCTTTGAGATACCATCCTCAGCTTTAAGCAGTTGTTTTACCTTTGTCAGTATATTTTCTTTCTCGAGTTTTTGACCACCAATAGTTATTTTTATATTTTCGCCCTGAAATAACTTAACCAAGGCAAGATCTGAATTGAACGATGCTTTATTATCTTTCAAGAATTTGAAATTGGTAGGTTTAGAAATCTTGTAATCAATGCTTTTGACCATACTGATCTTCTCAAGTCTCTTTAAAGCATCCGGATCAATAACTACTTCTAGTTCAAGGTCGTCGTCTCCTACTAATTTGCTCAAATATTTCGCAAAAGCGGTAGTACCCATACCCGATCTAGTCCTATGCAAAACCAAAACATTATTGACCGGATTATACAAGAAAACTGTATCAAAGATCGGCCCCTGATCATCATTCGATGCCAAGGTTTCCCTTTTCCCACCTAAATCCCCTATGTGCGCTTCATCGAGAGTGTTAATTTTCTCGACATATCCGACCCAAAGCTTGTTATCTAGTTTAATTTCTCTAGTGCGGGCAAAAAAATCAAAGACAGGAACGTTGTTAACACCACCTGCTTTTCGTGTGGCTGCCTCTTTAACAAGTGCCTTAGCAATTTCTGACTTATCACTGCAGGAAACTGTATAAAAATCGAAGTTGCAAATTTTAGTAGCCAAAATATGATTCCCCCTGAAATAGATAATAGGAAAATTTACCTAGTTCAAAGGTATACCACAATTCGTCATTAATCAACAAATTATTACCAATTTACGCAATTTCACTCCAATAGCATCCTACCACTCAACACCGACTACGTGCCACCTGAAGAACCGGCTTCCGATTCAGAACCTGGTGCCGCATCGGTAATGACCTCGGCAGATCTCGCAGGTGCAGCGGCTTTGTCTTCACAGGCTGTTCATCATACGGATCGATTTAGCTCCAGTAGTTCGACGACTCCCTGACGTACCTGGATTGCATTGGCTATGATTGCAAAGGATTCGCTCAAGCGTTCAAATGCTCGACGCATTTTAGCAAACATGTGCTTATGTCGATCATTGATCCGATCGCTGCGGCTATTCATCGCAATTGCTCCCTTGGCGTTAGTCCTACTCCCATTGATCGCCTGAACATGCTTTCAAGCTCATCCTTGTAAACCGATACTCTGACTGTCTTTCTCACCGTCATAAATCGGAAGTACAACGCTCTCCCTCATGATCGGCAGCGCAATAGGTTGAGTGGTGATCGGCATAGCAATCGGTTTTGAATTAATCATTTCGTGCAATGGCTGCGTTCGCCCACATCATCGTTTCTTCAAGCTTCGTCATCGCCAGAGACTTCTCACGGCTATTCGGTAAAAGCTTATCCATCGTATCGGCAAGCTCTCTGCAGTTATTGCGAACAGCATCATGCTTCTGGCCTTTTACTTCATCCGCCTTGTGGTACTTGAAATTATTTACGATTACGGGATTCATGAAATCGACCTCCTGAATAGTTTGTGAAATAACAAAAGGCCGCCTCCGAAGAAGCGGCAAGCGTGTTGCAAGGTTATGATAATGCCGACACCAGGACTTGAACCTGAACCTCTGCTCTCTGTGTAAAAGGGGCCCCGCAGCAATCTACCAAATTGATCTATATCGGCGAAGGTAAGTCGCGTCACACTCAGCTCTTTTGTGTATTTTTGCAAAAGAAAAAGCATCCGAAGGATGCTATGTAAAAAGTTGAACTTAAAAACAATATCACTTCGTATAACATTGTATTAAAACAAAAAGGGGTTGATTCAGTGTCATCATTTATATTTTTCGGGCCACCCATCATAATTTTCCTTATTTTCACACTGATTGATCTCTCGAACTTTAAATGGGTTCATCTTAAATTACGAAGGCCCTCTAAAAAGTTCGTAAAAGGAATTCCTTTAACACATGAAGAATACGAATTGTCCAAAATAAACTCTGATTTTTTCAAGTATTATCATCAGTACAAACTAGAATCATTAAGAAACTTTGAAAAAGAAATCCTATTAAAAAGTCCTAGGTATGTGGAAAACAACCAGCTTTCTAGTTATTTCATTTCCTTGGTAACTGTTTTCAGCCTAGTTATTGCTGCATTCGCGACGATCTCAAGTATAATAAATTCCGATCAAACAATATATCTAGTTATTTTTACGGGTATCTTGGTTGTTACACTCGCTGCTTATTTTATGGCAGATTTAACAACTAAAACATATAACGCTAATTTAATGGAACGGCACTTAATCGTAATTCGAATAGTTATCCAAGAAAAAGAAAAAGAATTACAGCTTGAAGAATTAAGAAAACAAGAAAGCAAAAAATTACGAGAATCTAGACTACGGAAAAACATTAAAAGCACCCCGAAGGATGCTTAAAAGTTCAACCCTAATATTGTATTAACATGCTCAGCATGCTCAGCTTGTTCTCTAGCTTCTTCTTCGGCTTTCTGCTCCTTGGAAACAACTCTAAATGCCTTAACATTTCTCAAGTTGATGTGTCGTCCATCAAAGTTAAACCAGTCGGATTCAGTCAGAAGATTAGCTAAGCTCTGCTCATCTTCCCAGACAAAATCTATGGTCTCTTGATCACCCGAAATAAACTCGAATTCAATCAGCAATTCCATTTATACACCCCCTTTCGTCGATTCTTGTATCATTTCGACGCATAGGAAGGATTTCCCTCTTATGGTGTCGAAAGACCTAGGACAAAAGGAGGTGAAAAGTTAAGATGACTGAACGTCAAGCCGATGAAATTATTGAACTACTGAGAGACATTAAAAGTTCCCTCGATGATGTTAGAAGCGACGTATCCAGTATCCAATCAGACGTGGGTTCTATTAATTTGAATACCAGTGATGTCGAAGGAAAACTGGATAACATTGTATCTGCAATTGAAGCAACGATTTAAGTAATTCGAAATAAAGCAGCCTGTATTTACACAGGTTGTTTTTTTTTACTCTTAATTACGTGCTATCGTGATATAAGCTAATTTAGATATTTACTTCGAAGACAAACCCCACGTGTTTAAATCCATTTCTCTCGTCGATCCCCAAATCAATGGTCTTCTGATGTTCAACACTGACAACATTGCTTATGGCAGCTTGTGGGTGCAATTGAATATGATATTCATGTGTTAATTCTTCGGCTCGATCCAGAAACGCATCATCAATTACTTGGCCTATAAGAACTGATTCCGTGTAAATGAACAGTTTTTCTAGCTTAGAAGAAGCACCTTTCCCTTCCTCAAGCATTTCCAAGGCTGCAAGAACGGCTGCCTTATCCGGCGTGCCATCTGGATAAGTAGGACTAAGGCGACCACCTACACGACCATTGTAAACCATCTGAACTTTTGTTCCTCTTACCTTCTGCCCGTTCCAGTTCTCCTCTCCCCATGCTACGCGATACTCTGTGTTTCTTGGATGCGGATTTGAAGCAAGAACGTGAATAGATTTGTGAGCAGTGAATACTTGTGACATATAAAATCATCCCTTCTTATGTTATAAACCAATGAACACTCCCATGGGAGATACCAATAAAATAATCTATAGGATTTGAATTGTCAACAAGCGAAAAGATTAGTTCTGTGGAACGCAAAAAAGAGCCCTCCGCAATGGAGAGCCCTGTGATAGACATACGTATAGTGGGTCACTTGTACGACACGTTGTACGACAGTACGTACGACACGATTACAAAAATTCTTTTGAAATCTTGTCCTTAGCTCGTGCAACATACTCTTGCACTGACCGTTTTGATAGATTTAGTTTAGACGAAATTTCCAAAAGCGTCAAGCCCTGTGCCATGTGAAGTAGAAAACACGTTCGCTCTCTGTCACTCAGAGCCAGCAGCGCATCTACCAGACGCAGACGCTCCGCGTCAGTGATCTCCTGTCCGGACAGCTTGATATAAATTTCCCGTTGCCGATACACGTCGGTAATCTCGGCGCCACGGCGGCTGCCTGGCCGTCTCCCGCGTTTTAACCACGTTAGGGCATATCTCATGTCCGATAACATTTCAGAGACTTTCCCGGCCTCCTCTTTCTCCTGGGGATCGTCCAGATCCAGACTCTTACGGTACTTGTCCAAGGCTCGGGAATCCGTTGCATATTGACTGATCAGCGTCTCGATCCATGTTGCTTTGGTCGTTGTTGTTGTCATCTATTTCACCCTCTCTATTCTTGCTTTAACCGCATCCATCAAGGCATCTTGTCCGGTAGCTTTGTTCTCCAATGCTGTTACAGCATCCTCATCCATGGTCCCCTCAGCAACCAATTGAACGACGACAATGTTATGCTTGACCCCCTGTCGGTGAACCCTGGCATTGGCCTGCTGGTACTCTTCCAAGCTCCAGATCTGATCGAACCAGGTAACCATTCTGCAGCTGGAGTCTTGCAGGTTTAGTCCATGGCCTGCTGACTTTGGATGAAGCAGAAGCAGCGGGGTTTCATCGTTGTTCCAGGCTCTAATATCCTCATTGCCATCTTTACCTTTTCGCAGGATTTGGGCTTGTGGGAATCGCTCCTGGATACGACTCAGGCTATGCTGGTAGTTATAAAACACCATAACCGGCTTACCATTAGCTGCCTCGATAATGTCCTCCAAGGCATCCAGTTTGGCGTCATGGATCTCCTTGACCCCGCGATCCTCGTCATAGACGGCTCCACTTGCCATCTGCAGAAGCTTGTTGCTCAGTACAGCTGCTGTCTGCGCCACGACATCCGCGTCGGCATATTCGATCAGCAGCTCCTTCTCCAGCTTCTTGTACAACTCTGCGGCTTTTCCTGCCAAACGTACGGTTACCGTTCGGTCTATCCGTTCAGGTAGCTCCAGCCAGTCTTCAGCCTTCATACTAACCGCGATATCCCCAATCGCTTCGTAAATCCGTTCTTCGGATTCCTGTTTCTGTTTCCAGTTATAAACCACATGTCCTGAACGTTCGCCAGGAAGGAAATAACGATCCCGATAAGCGGTAATCGTCTTGCCCAGACGTTCTCCCTGATCCAGCAGATACACTGGAGCCCACAGGTCCAGAAGACTATTCGGGGCTGGCGTGCCAGTTAATCCAATCAGCCGTTTGATCATAGGCCGAATCCGTCGAAGCGCCTTAAACCGCTTGGACTGATGGTTTTTAAAGCTGGAAAGCTCATCGATGACAACCGTATCGAATGGCCACTTGCTGCCATATTCACCGACTAACCACTCCACATTCTCGCGGTTGATAACCCAGATGTCGGCATCAGCCTTCAAGGCTTTGCGCCGCTGATCCACGCTGCCAAGTACTTTGCTAATCCGCAGGTGGCCCAGATGATCCCATTTATGAATCTCGCGTGCCCATGTATCGTCGGCCACACGCAGCGGTGCGATAACCAGGACCTTCTCGGCCTCAAAGTAGTCATTCAACAGTTGGTCAATGGCGGTCAGTGTGGACACCGTTTTGCCCAAACCCATCTCCAGAAACAATCCGATGAAAGGCGTGTCCAGAATCCGCAACGTTGCATAGGCTTGATACTGGTGGGGAATGAACTTCATTTCGGCATCACCTCCTGAATGAACCGATCGATGTCAGCCTCATTGTCAATTTTGTAATACGTATGCCCCATGGCTATCAGATCCTTTCGCCATTTCCGTTGCAGCGGCTCCAGTGGCTTGCCTGGGGCTTTCATCTCCACATACACAGTCCGGCCACCTGGCAAGATCGCCAATCGATCAGTTACCCCGCGATTCCCTGGACTGACCCACTTCGGCATCTTCCCGCCAATCCGTTCCACAGCCAGCCGCGCTTTTCGTTCCAGTTGTGATTCTCGCATAGAAACCTCCTGTTCAGTTGAAGCCCCTTATACACGTGTGTGCATAGAATGTGTGTTTAACCTATATCCCGTATCCCTATATATAGGTTAATTATTATTCTTATTAAAATAGGTAAATTTCCTGTATCAACTGCACATACCAGTCTTAAAACCTTGTTGCAGTTGAGTTTATTAGTGAAGCAGTTCAAGAAATTTTACTGTATCACGACTGCTTCAACTGCTTACGGCCTGACGCAGTTGATACATTAGGAGTGCAGTAAATCTGACGGGTTAATGTATCGGGTGAAAGCGGTCTGTTGGCCGTACCCAGGAACGCGCAAACGCCCTCTAGCTTCATGCCATCCTGGAAGCCTCCGTAGGATGTCGCATATCTCTTTTGCCTCCCATGGCTTCATATCACCCTTTCGCTTACCGAGACATTCCACCCATATTTGGGCTGCGCAGACACGTTGCCGTAACTGGCCTGAAGGGCGGTCAAGCTCGTCCACCTCTTCGGACTCCAACCATTCCTGGATAAGACCTTCTCGGGGATCACTTTCCATGTGTGCCGCTTGCTGGCGCTCTGCCTCCAGGCGACCTTCGTTATCCAGCTCCAAGGTTTCCCCCGCCTTAAACCAGCAGAGTACCTCCGCCCAGATTTGGCTCACTTCCGCCTCTTCTAAATGGTCCCAGTGGCTTTTTTCTGCCCGATCGGGAAACACTTCGATGGGCCAAAAGCGACGGTTTCCAGTCATGTCCCGCAGGAACCCCTTCGTATTCGTTGTACCGAAGAATACACATTTCCGTGGAAACTCCGATACCTGTCGGTCATAAGCCACTCGGTACCGGTCTTCGGTCTTGGATAAGAAGGCTTTAACCTCTTCCACTTCCGTCTTCTTCATGGCAGACAGCTCGCCAATCTCGAAGATCCAACCTGACTGCAGGTGTTCTCCCGCTTCTTTGTTCTCAAATGTCCGCAGGCTATCGGAAAACCACTCTCGGCCGAGCTTCGACAGTAACGAACTCTTGCCGGCGCCTTGTGGACCAACCAATACAAGCATCTGATCGAACTTGCACCCTGGCCGATATAAACGTGCTACGGCTGCCAATAGCATCTTGCGAGTCACCTGACGTACGTAATGGGTGTCAGCTGCCCCCAGATAAACGGTAAATAGTCGTTCTGCACGAGGCAGACCATCCCACTCTGTCGATTCTATATAGGTCTTAATTGGGTGAAATGTGTTCCGGTGGACCACTTCCGTGAATGCGTTCTGTATCGTCTTCGCACTATTGATGCTATGAGCCTTAGAGAACCAATGCTGAAGCCGTTTATCATCGGCACCCAACCACGGCTCATAGGATCGTCCTGGGCGCTCTTTCTCACGCCACGGTAGCGGCTTACGGATGACCTCTGAGTTACCAAATGCGTCATACCCCAGAATGTCGTTCCAGGTACCATTCGATAGGATCAACTCAATATTGCCTGCCGTGGGAAGCAACTTTCCCGTCTTATGGTGGCGTTCCAACTCTTCTAGCCAACTGTCATCCTCCGGTTCAGACTCATCGTCAAAATCCACGTCTGCGAAATCAGCATGCAATTCCGCTCCAGCCGTTCGATTCACTTCCGGCAGACCAATGGCCCAATGTTCCATCGCCATGTGGCTTGGCTTCTTGGCATCTGGCGTAAACTCTTTCACACGTTCATCCAAATGACCAAACTTATGAATACGGACAAGATCAAACAGGTTGTATGTCCGTCCGTCGCTTATTGGATCACTGTCCTGGTGTGAATACGCGAGATCTTGATCCGGATATACTTCAAGTCCGTTAGCACTGGAGCCACGGGTATAGGTGTACCGATTCGTCATCGTGCCCTGGCTATAAATGTCCGATAGGAAAACTTCGATCCCTTCCTCAATGCTGAAGGCCCGGCAGAACAATCCAATGGTACCAATCTTTTCCCGCGGATCTTGGGCCTTCGTGGTGACGTGGCGTAGTGCCCTGCCCTCTTCTGGATGCCGGGGCCAAGCGGCTACGTCCTGCCAATCCTCATATTGGTTCAATACCTCATCGACATTCAGGGCATCCCCTTCACCGATCTCCAGTACCGGCTCAGCATCTTTGGAGCATGAAGGCCAGTACATGAGCCGGTGAATGTCGAAGGTGGTTTTATCGAAATAGGTAATCCCGATCTGCTCCGCCAGCTTACGGCTGACAGCGGCATATTCATCAGGGCTCATGGAACGATCCCCAGGAATGATAAGTCGATACTTTTGTTTGTCTGGCCGGTGACTATGCGTCGAATAGATCGCATATGCCCGGCCACCCAAGATGAGCTCCACAGCGAACGAGAACCCATCATCAGCAAAGTCAGCATCCAGCGTAATCAAGCTGCGGGAGTCCACGTTCTCCTTCTTCCGCCGCCCCCCGAGAATGAGTCCGCCGACAAATGACGGGCCATCTTTGGCTTTACCTTTTGCCGGCACATTCATTTTGTCGTAGGCTGCCATCGTCTCAGCCGTCCGCCGTACCTTCCGCAGCCGATCAATGAACTCGTCCCACGTCCAGTATTCCGGCTTCCAACTTGTGTCTGCGCGGTGCTTACCGAGCGATATGTCTAATTCGTGCATGCTGCCACCTCAATCTGTGTTTAAATCAATAGTCGGTAAATCCTTAAGGGCATATTGCTGCCATGGTGGAATCTCATACAGCTCGATCTCGCCATGATTTCGGGTATTCCATGGGTCCTCGTGGCGTATCTTCAGCATGCCACCTGCCTCCAGCTGAATCTCTACACGCCGATGCTTCAGCGATCGGGTTAGTCTCCGGAGCAGTTCATAGTCAATGAACATAGAACGCCCATTGCCTTCAATAACTGTTGGATAACCGTTAACGGGAGAAAGAGCATCAAACTGCCGAAGCAAGTCCATCTTTCGTTGCATCTGAGCTGGAGCAGTACACGCCCTGATCTGTGCACCAAGCAAAATTCGTTTCTTGGATATCGCTGCATTCGCACATTTCTTTGCATTGCTACTTAGTTTCTTCTCTTCAGGGGTCAGAGATTTCACTGTTAATTCCCCTCCTTATGGGCTAATGGAGTATCACAATTCTTTAACTTAGACGTATATTACGATCATGAATAATTTCCAGGAGTGATAAAATGGATAGACTTCAGGCAGGACAAAGTTTGAAAAAGGGAGAAAGTTTACAATCTGCTAACGGACAGTACACTCTTATTCTTCAAGAAGACGGGAACTTGGTTATTTACACACAGGGAAGAGCAACTTGGGATAGCAAAACAGCCGGAAAAGCTGTGAGTCATGCTATCCTACAATCGGACGGGAATTTCGTGATTTACGGATACCCTAACGCTATATTTGATACAGGAACGACCGGATGGATTAATCCATTTCTCGTAATGCAGGATGACGGGAACTTAGTCCTTTATGGGTGGAAAGCAGCTTGGGATTCAAACCACCATAGAATGCAGCGCAACATCGTAGTTAGCCGCTAATCAATCCTTCTGATAAAATTCACATTCAAAGCCGGCTGCCTTCAACGGCAGCCCTGGCGCCCAATCGATAGGCCGACCCATGATATCCGTCACTTCCTCCACTGAGCTAATTTCCTCTGGCACATCAAGCACAATTTCGTCATGTACATGCAGCGGAATATTGAAACCGGCTCGATCCATTCGAAGTAAACTCTCTGCCAGGCAGTCCCGTGCAATGGCTTGAACCAAGTTCTCCACAAGTGTTCCTCCCCAGGTACGCTGCCGAACCATACGGCCTGTTTTATCCGGAGCCATGAACGACAATCGCTCTTTGTTAAACTTGGGATCGGGCTTGATCTCCGGCGAAGGGTAGGACAAGCTGTGTCCACTCGGGAGATCCGCAAAGAGCATTCCTTTGGCGTATCGATAACTCACGCCATGGGCCAGTTTGACAACCCCTTTTGTCTGGACAGCCTCCATGGCTGCCGCCTCTGCACGATACCAAAGCTTACGGATTTTCGGATTCGCGTCCCGCCACTGTCTGACCAAAGGATCGTACTGATCCGCAGGGATTTCCTTCTTCTTGTCCATCTGTTCCATGGCTGCTGCACCGCCGCCGAATCCGCAGGCCAATGTGGCCACTTTGCCGGATGCTCGATATTTATAGTTCTCATGCCCCTTCACAATCGTGTCGAAATCAACCCCGAACATACGTGAAGCTGTAGCCTCATAGATCTTGCCGTGACCCGCGAATACATCCAGTACCCACATCTCGTCCGCCAGCCAAGCAATGACACGTGCCTCAATTGCTGAGAAGTCAGAAACAATGAAACGATTGCCCGGTGAAGGGATCAGCGAGGTACGAATAAGTTCAGACAACACAAACGGAGGAGCACCGTATAGCATTTCCAGCAATTCGTAATCTCCAGAAGAAAGCACGTTGCGTGCTCTCCACAGATCCTCCAGGTGGTTCTGTGGCAAGTTATGCATCTGTACTCGCCGTCCAGCCCATCGCCACGTCCGGCTGGCACCGCAGTATTGCAAGATTCCACGCACACGGCCATCATCACACGTACCCAGCTTCATGGCATCGTATTTATTGACTGAGGTTTTCCCCATCTCCTGCCGTAACCCAAGCACCCGTTTTGTCTCATCCGTAGGCGCAGCATCTAACAGTTCAGGCATATTGTCTTTATTCAAACTGTCGATTTGCAATCCTTGATCGGCGAACCACTCTTTAAGCTGCGGCAGGCTGTTGGGATTATCGACTCCGGTCAGCTCCTTGGCTTCAATGAGCAGCCGTTCAGTGTACAGCTTTGAGCAAGTAATAGCGTGGCCAACGAGATTGCTGTCAACCCCGATTCCATAATCATTAATCTTCTGATCCAGCGCCCACACTTGCCACTCACGTTCAGGAACCGGGAACCGCTCCAGGCGCTTACGTACTTCGCGTTCCACCACGACGTCCTGCCGGTTATAGTCCACATACTGTTGCCAGCGATCCGTATCATGGTAAGAATAGTTACGAGTACGTCCGCCGTTGACCTTCGTTGGCTTGCAGGGAACACTGAAATACTTGATCAAGGCTTTACCTTTGTTGTCCTTCTGTACATCAAGGCTCAGGGCCTTGGCTGCCCCATCCAATGAACCGGGCAGCCCTAGTGTATAGGCATGAGCCATGGAGCAACGCCAGTGCTCAGCAGGACACGCTATGCTGAGATACTTGGCAATGGCTGCACGTTCGAAACCAGCATTCCATGCCGTCTTGGTCACGTCCATCCGGAGCGCATCCAGGACGTCTTTCGGGATATCCTGAAAGTCGGTTAAGTCGATGACCTGAACCGGATCGTCGTCAAAAGCAAAGGCGAACAGCATAATCTCGAAATCCTCTGCCTCGACATAACGATGGACCCCACATGCCTTAAGATCAATGCTGCTGTATGTCTCCAAGTCTATCTGCAGCAAGATGCTTCCCTCCTTGTTAATCAGTCTTCTTTTATAAATCTGCGTGCAAAACGTAGCTGCTGTTCGATATAGGGATCCGTCTCTTTCCCGCCAGATGCAAGCCAGTCACCGATGCGCTGGTTAATATCCAGGAGAACAGGTAATGGCAACTGATCCGTAATATTGTTGATTTTTTGCATAGGATTGTTGGTCATCAATATTCTGCCTCCTTGCCTTCACACTCTGAAACAATTCCTTTATCTATCAAGGTAAGAAAGAGTTTCTGAAAGGCTCTGTTTCGTATTTTTACGAATGTGTCTTTTGAAATAGGTGGATCAAGTTGGAACGTGTATACATTTAAATCGCTGCGCTGAAAATCTATCAGATAACGGACAGTTATCAAATTTCTCTCTTTGTCATTTAAAAGATCCACCGCAGACTCAACGGCTTCTGCATAAGCTTTCCGCTCAGGATTTCCTAGCGTCACCTTGCAAATGTCATATTGCTCAAACACCCGTTTCATTACTTCAAAGATTCTCTTTGGATCCATTTCAGGAACAACTGTTTTTACTTTCAAAGGTTATTCCTCCAATTTGTAAATATTTTTCGGATAGAAAAGGGGACCCTCGCGAATCCCCTCAAAAATTACTGATTAGCTCAAGAAATCCTCTTCCTCACCATCGAATTCATCTGTATCAAAATCCTCATCAGCAAAGTCATCCGAAACGCTACTCCGTCCACCAAGGAAGTCTCCGTCCTGCACCTTCACGATGTTGTTCAACCCTGCTGCGATACCTTTGTTGCCCTTGGTGTCAAACAGATAGAAATTCACGCTGACTTTGGCATAGCAGCCGCTGTACACTTCGGTGGTATCCGCAATCTCCTGGAACTTGGTCTTGCCGTTACCGTCTTTGCCCATTGGCTTCACAATCCCGGGTTTGTTCTTCGAACTGGCGTTAAAGAAGTAGTGTCCTGCGTAAGCCTCATCGTCCGGCTTCTCCTCATCCCCATCACGCAGCGGTGAATGGAATTTAGCAGGCAACTTACCGCCGTATTTTGCCTTCGCTTGTTCTTTAAGCGTATCAATAATTGCTTTGTACTTTTGCAGAGTCGCCTTGTCGTCTTTCGGGATCAGAAGAGCTGTGCTGTATTTCGGATCTCCACCGTCCATGGATTGCGGCTCCCACACGTTTGCATAAGAGAGTCTTACTTTTCCAGTCACCAATTTAGTTGTTTGATTGTCGATTGCCATTTGAACATTTCTCCTTTGAGTTGGTTTATTATTTGGTGTTACCTTTGATATTTTCTTGAACTCAAAACGCCACTTGTAGGAATCCTTACCGATGCGATTGAACAGAGCCTTTTGTGCAGCCTTGGCCGATGATTCGGATATGCCGAAACACCACTTTTTAGACCAGCTGCTCCAGACACCCCATTGCTCACTCATCGAAGTCCTCACCTTCAAAATCAGTCTCCACACTATTAAGCTCTGGCCGCCTGTCTGTCTCAACGACAAGCACAGGCTTACCTTGAGGCTTAATAATCAGATCGCTGATCAAAGAGGACAGTTCCTTCTTACCGATGCGCTTTTCCAATTCTCCGATGCCTAACAGTTCGCGAGGTTTTAAGAATTTGTCATCTGGAATTTCAGCTTCCTGAAGAACCTTCCAAGCCACATCCTTGTCTTTGATGGCACGATTACTGCGCCCTTCGACCAACTTCCAGCCTTGTATTCGCTGACCAGCTTTAGCTTGGTCAAACGCATACCCTTGAACATCCTTGGCCCATGACTGGAGCTGTTCAGCAATAGGCAGGATTGCCCCAATCTCGTCCAGGTCAAGCAGAGCGGGGTCTTGAAACTCGTAGGCTATAGCGGCCATATTAGCGTCAGAGCGGGCCCGGCAGTTTCCTTTGACCTTGCACCACCTGCAATGGTCACCTGGCTTGAACTCCCCTTCCCCTGCGTCTGCCAGATCGGCTGCTGGACGAACGGTATCCTCTGCCCATGCTAAAAGCTCGTCCACAGTCATCGTGTCTGTCGTGATGCTATCGAGTCGTGGCTGGACAATGGTCATTCGTACTTCTTGAATGTCATAGAACATGCTGTACTCGGACCATGAACCCAGCGCATAAAGGCGAATCTGTGGATTGCCAAATGCACTCACCGGCACGCCTTTACCGTATTTCAGGTCAATGACCTCCATGACTCCATCAGAGATCAGTACGACGTCACCAATCCCTTTACCATCAGGCACCCATTCCGAGAAATCGGCCTGAGCTTCCAGCAGGACCACCGCATCCTTGGAGCGTGCCTTAGCTTCCATGAAACGCTCCTCGACCAGCTCACAGTATTCCATGACGGCTGTCTCCATTTCAGGACCATAAAACCGATTGGTCTCTGTGAATGTTTTCATCTTCTGATCAAGTTCTTTACGGCGCTTAGAGTCGCAGATCGTTAAACGGCGCTGCAGGCGAAGCTCTGACAGCTCATGTGCCGCCGTGCCCTCGTCAGCGAACTCACTGCGCGTGTCTGGAATATGTTCTGTGAGCCGGGCACTCGGCGGACAGTTAATCCACTGCGAAGCCTTGGAAGCTCCCAGTAGGGCATGCTTCCGTTCCGAATGTGCAGGAGCTGTCATTTCATTCCCACCAGTTCACGAAGGAAATCAATGCGCTTTTCATTCGGGATGGCCGTAACATTCTTAACGCCGTGCTTGTCCAGCAAAGCTTTAATTTTGGCTTTACCGACCTCTGCTGCTTTCGATGTGGCGGCTTCGCGAAGGGCAACATCGTCAGGAATATCCTCTGTGTCATCTTCGCCAGTGTCAGAGGAATCGGCATCATTATCAGAACCCGCTTGCAGATCCTCTTCTGCCGGGGTTTCCAGCTTTTCCTCTGCAGGTTTTGTATTAGCTGATTTACTTGGAGCACGGCGAGTCTTTGGCTCCTCTTTAACTGGTGCGGCAGGCGCAGCAACTTGAACGCTGCCACAAAGGCCAAACGATAATGCAGAAAGCTCACGAAGGGATTCGGCTGCATCAGCGCCGGTGATGTTAATTTGAACTGGCATGGATAATTCCTCCTAATAGGTTTTAGTTTGATTTTATAAGTTCGGATGCTTTAGCAATACATGGTGTACATATCTGTTTACCGTGAAATAAGTGCAGACTTTCTGTGTTCCCGCAGAGAATGCAGCCAGGTTGATACTTGCGAATGATGATCTTGTCACCTTCCACGAAGTACTCCAGCGAATCCCCTTCTTCAATAAAGTGAGTGCGGCGAAGCTCTTTCGGAATAACAACACGACCCAGGTCATCGATACGGCGGACAATACCTGTAGATTTCATCAGTTCTCATCTCCCTTGGTATATTTACTTTCAATGTTGCGCCAATCATCCGCCACGGCTTCGAGTGCATACTTCGCTTTTTTCTCCCTGCCTCGCGCTTCTTCCAATAGATCCAAGTCACAAAGTTGAGTAACCGCATTCCGAATCAAACCGTCAATAACATCTGGACGCAAAGCATCAAGTTCCCAACATTCGTAGCCGAAATCTGTAATGTATTTTGAAGCCCTACTGTCTGTTAGTTTTGTGGGGTTTGGGGGCGGGCTGTATTCCTCGATCTGATCATAATTAAGAGCAATCCGCTGAAATTCTACACTAACCCCAAACAGATCCAGGCGATCCACAATGTCACGACTCATGTCTCTTCCACTCGGATCATGATCCCCGAGATGAATGATATGGATTTCTTTTTGCCCTGCAATATCGTCCATCCTTTGGGCTGCGGACCACATCTCAGATTGACTTACATACCCACGACAAGAGAAATACGGAATGTCTAACTCTTCACAGACCTGTCCAACGATTCCGACCAAGGCGTCTTTTTCGACCCACACCTCGACATAATTATCCTGATCAGCCCATTTATCGTAGGCAAAAGAACGGGCTGCCGAGTAGAGAATGGATCCTGGTGATCCCCAATGGCTATTTTCTTGCAGATTACGGGTCCGATCCTCAATGGCATTCCAATCAATCATCCCTGACATCCGTCCATCTGAAATCAAATTCCCAAGGTTTTTGTAAGAACGTTCATTATTCGGAATGACATCGCGAGCAACCAACTGATAGTAAACTTGGCGAAGTGTGAGGGAATAACCCATCTCCTGATACTCATTGATAATGCTATTCACTTTCTCAATGAGCCGAAGGCTTTCAGCACGAAAATTAATTTCCCTGTAGCAGACTTTCATTGCAATTTCCTTTCTGCCAGTGTAGACTGGCGGTAGAATAGTTTATTTATTGAGTAGCTGTTTCGGGGTAGGAGCCGAGCGGCTGCTTTTTGCTTTCCAGACGATTACGATAAATGCGATATTGCTTGTCGGCATGGGTAGCGACTTTGATATGGCCGCTGCGACGCATCTGACTAGCTAACGCTAAGTAAAAGGCACAGGCTGCTTTGTAATGCTGTTCTGTCATTAAGGGCAAGATTCTCACCTCCTTTCCTAATCCCCCGCTGTGATTGTTACAGCACCGATCGACTTCGCCATGCAGCGGAGCTTGCAGTACAGGTCCTTGCCATGTCGTACAGCGATCTGGCCTTCTACGATTTCAGATGCACATTCCGGATTAGCGCAGAAGTCCATCACTTCTGGCGGCGCCAGGGTTGGTGTTTTGTTCAAATTGCGGATCCTCCATTCGGTCTGTAATTTCGGGCTTCTTCCTCTCGTTTCCATATATCAAGAGAGTTACTGCTGAACAAGTACCTCGGATTCTTACTCCCCTCGGCACCGTGAACGCGATGCGGAATAGCTTTGGCCTTAACGAGGTTTCTAAGCGTATATTCGGAAATACTCAGATACGTACAAGCTTGTGAAAAAGATAAAGTACTATCATTTGTTGCAGCTAAATTTTCCAAAATCCGTTTTTCAGCTGCAGCTACTTGAACTGCAACTATGTCAGCTATTGCCTGTTCAATTGCTGTCATCATCAGTCACTCCCAGCACCAATGCATCCAACGAAACGCCCAGTGCGCTTGACAACTTAACCAGCGTTTCAGCGTAAGGACCTTGTTTTTTCTTACCAATGTTGTACAATGCGGATACAGCCACACCGCTTTCTTTAGAAAGGCGGTAAATGGTCCAACCTTTTTCTTCGATCATCCTCTGCATATTCACTTCGATTGTTTGTCCCACTGTGCTCACCTCCTGAACACATATTATAACTCCATAGTGTTATACTCAACCTTCGTTATAACCCAATAGAGTTACAAAATCCGACATTCTCTCCTGATTACTTTGAATCGCTTGACTTATCTCCCTTTTCTGTTTTATTATAACTTCATAGAGTTATAACCCATTAGAGATATACATAGGAGGCATTTTAGTGGATTTAGCAGAAAAGATATTAGAATTGATGGATGAGCAAGGCATTACTAAATACCGACTCTCTAAAGAAACCGGTGTCTCCTATACAGGTCTTACTAAGATTCTTTCTGGGCAAACAAAACATCCTCAAATAGATTCACTGCAAGCAATAGCAAATTTTTTTAGTAAACCAGTTGACTACTTTACGGATCAGGAAGAAGAACACCCATCCCCTGAGTGGGCAACAACAAAAGACATGAGAGATTTCAAAAAGATGCTTGAGGAAGACGAACCCGTTATGTTCGATGGTGTACCTATGAGCACTGAGGATAAGGAAAAAGTTAAGCGAATTATGGAGGCTCTGTTCTGGGAGGCCAAAGAGATGAACAAAAAAACTTACGGCCGCAAAAAGCAGGACTAGCCTATGGATGAAATTGTTCGAGACCTAATCAAGCGATTCAAGACCAACAATCCGTTCGAAATCGCAGAGCAATTAAACATCCATATCCGCTACTGTAATTTAGGCAGCAATACCCGCGGCCTGTATTATCGAAAGTTAAGACGAAGATTTATAGTTATACATGAAAACCTAAGCGAACCATGGATGAGATTTGTTTGTGCCCATGAATTGGCCCATGATCGTCTCCACCCTGGAATTAGTAGATTCTTCATAGATGAACAATCCTTCTTTAATGCTGGCAAATATGAACGACAGGCTAATTATTTCGCCATTAAATTACTGACAGCTACAGTCGAACCGGAATTAGGCGAGACGAAAGAACAACTACTGTTTCGCTGCTCCATCCCTGTTGAGCTACATAAGTACCTGTAAACTTGCGCTTTCACTGCTGCGAGGCGGTTTAACATACGCAAAAACAGAACACACGTTCTATCGAAGGGAATGAATTGGAATGGCATACAAAGAAAAACGAGGCGAGAATTCTTGGAAACTTGTTGTAGATGTAGGTGAGAAAGCAGACGGATCGCGAGACCGGAGGTCCAAAACAATTCGTGTGGAAGATAAGGCGCTTCTAAAAACAAAAAAGAAATTAGAGACCTATCTGGAAGAGGAACTTTTAAAATTTAAAATGGAAGTGGAATCCGGCGAGTATATTGCACCAGAAAAGATGACTTTTGGAGCCTTTGTAGCGGAATGGCGTTTGAACTACGCAACGGATCATCTTGAGGAGAAAACTTTATATTCTTACGAAGTCAATTTAAGAAAGCACATACTTCCTATCCTTGCACACCGGAGACTGGATCAAATTAAACCCCTGCACATCGTCAATCTTCTAAAAGGTCTTGCTCAACCAGGTATGAAAAGAGGAGGCGGAGTGCTCTCATCAGCGACGATTCAAATGGTCCATAGAATAGTGAAAAACATATTTTCTCGTGCTGTTGAGTGGAAGGTCATTAAAGATAACCCTGCCGCAGCTGTGCAAAAACCAAAAGTCATAAGCAAAAGAAATATACCATATAGCGAACAAGAGGTTATGGAGATGCTTGCAGCTCTTCAAAAGGAGCCCATCCACTGGAGACTGTTCGTGACCATGGCAGTAACTTCGGGTTTAAGAAGAGGTGAGCTTTTAGGCTTGGAAGAAAAACACATCGACCTCGCCACTGGAATATTAACTGTTGAACAGAGCGTTTCTGTAGCTATTGCAGGCACCGCCCATGTAAAACAACCGAAAACGGCAAATTCGATTAGGAAAGTAACCTTACCTGCAGTTGTATTGGAGGATCTACGAGATTATATCGAGGGCCGAAAAAAAGAACGTGAGTCTTTAGGCGAGGCTTGGAACGACAGAGGGTATGCTTTTATTTTTTCCCACCCCGACGGTAAAGCCTTCCACCAGGAGCGACCTTATTTATGGTTCAGACATTTTCTAAAGAAAAACGGACTCAGGTATATTAGGTTTCATGATCTGCGGCACACCTCAGCTACTTTACTGATTAACCAAGGTGTCCATGCAAAGATCATCTCTGAACGTTTAGGGCACGGGAACATTAGCACTACAATGAATATATACGGTCATGCGCTTCAATCCGCTGACCAATCTGCTGCTGACAAATTTGATTCTCTTTTTAATGTTCGCCCCCAATTTGCCCCCAACGATGAAAACGAGCCTCAAAAACCCTTGTAA